GATAACATCAATTATCAGTACGGTTCGTGTACTATCTCCTCATATTGTGCAGGAGTAATATAGCCTTTAATAACCATATTCCTTACACGTTCCTTACTCCACAATCCTCTGTCATAGTAGTCTTTAATCTTTTCGTATGTCATTCTGCTACCTCCAATGGAATGTCAGCCATAGCAGATACATAATCAAGGTCTGCTCGGAGCTGTTCATTTTCTGCGATTAACATTTCGTTAAATCTCTGTAAGTTTTCTCTTTCAATTTCCTCTTTTGTTTTAGGTTTAATGTCCATAAACTTTTCTCCTATTGTAATAATAAAATGCGTTCATCTTCTGAACAAATTTGTAGCTTGTTCCCTGTTTGACATTTGCTTTCCAAGAACGGAAAGAATCATCAACTTGCTCGACAGGGAATCTTGCAAGTTGTCTTTTTAACTTTCTTCGTTCCTTTCCTGCTTTTGCAGATAGTACACTCAACGAAACGAATCCGTCTTTGTGTAGCTGATATTTAAATCCAAGAAAGTTAATACTCTGTGATAGTGGAGCTATATACGTCTTCTTTGGAGAGACTTTTAACTGTAAGGCTGTAAGTTCGTCTGTCACTTTAGAAAGACAATCCTGTGCGTGTTTTTTGCTCTTACAGATTAGAATAAAATCGTCCATATATCGGATATAGTATTTTACTCCAAACTCCTCTTTAATCTTATGGTCTAAATCGTCAAGAACAGTTAAGGCTAGTAGTTGTGAAATCTGACTTCCTAAACCAATGCCTACACCTTTCTCCATAACTCCGTCAAAGCTGTCTATGAGATTGAATACATAATCTCTTGCCCATTGATTATCAATTCTCTTTTCAACAGCTTTTTTTGCGACATCGTGATTGATACTTCCAAAGTAGTTTTTAATATCAATTTTGCAGATGTATGCAGAATCAAGATATTCTTCGTATGCTTGCGACATTATCTTTCGCAGATACTTTCTTGCGTTAGTAGTTCCTTTGCCTACCAAACAAGCAAAATTCTCGAATATAAAGTCTTTTGTTAGTGCTTCATAGAAATAAGCATTACACAAAGCTCTCTGAACAACTCTGTCTCTGATATTAGTTGCAACAATTTCTCTTTGCTTTGGTTCGTAGATAGTGAAACAGTTGTATCGACAGAGCTTGTAAGTTCCGTTGTTAAGCTGTTCCCATAACGAATCACAATTTGCAAATCTATTTTTGCTGAATCCTGCAACAGAATCTTTCCAATTAACACCTCGTTTACATTCTCTAACAGCTTCAAATAAGTCGGAGTAAGTAAACGGAATGGCACACAGTCCATCTGATTTTTGCTCTTTGTTATCGAGACTGGATAATTGCTCCCTGCAAGGTTGCACGGCTTTCGATTCTTGCGAATCTACTTGAAACTGGCATTTATTGTAGTCAGGAGCAACTCCGTTATTATTGTTAGCATTATTATTATTGTTAGCTCCAGTTGTATTAACATTGTACTCATTAGCAGAGTTGGAAGAGTAAGGAGTGCGATAGCAATTACCCATTGTAGAACCTCGCTTTATCTGACTTGATTCTATTGCGTATTAAAGTTTTTACTTCTCTAATTTCTGCCTCCCAAGAACGTACTTTATCAAGTGTCATAGAAGACATTTCTATTGATAAATCAGCAAACCCTTCTAGTGCAGTAGCACAGGCAAGGGCTTGCTTCCAATAGTTTATACGCAGTTGAGCTTCTATTTCATTCTCAACAAGTACAGAGTTGGCTTGAAGTATCAGAGCATACATCTCACTTGCTTTATCGCAAATTTTAGATGTAAAAGCCCAACGTAACTTCTTTGAAAAGTGTTTTTCGTTCGAGCAAATAGTTAGTGTCCTTGCCACTAACTGTCTGCCTTTAGTGAATACTTTAAGCTCTCCGTCCTGTCTTTTTGAAACTGGAACACTCATTTCTCGTCTCCTCACTCCAACTTATTCAAAGCTGTTAGATTAAGCCCTCTGTCGAGGGCAATTAGGTGATTAAAGGATTATGCTATACAGCAGGCAGGAGCAACTCCGCCATTACGGCTAGCAGTAGCACTACTGCAAGCTCCAGTAGTAGTAACAATGTACTCAGTAGCAGAGTCGGAAGAGTAAGGAGTGCGTAACCACCAGTAACTTGCTGAACTTCCTCTTTTTTTAATTCTATAACTGTCTGCTGTCGTATGTGGTGAACCAGTTGTGATGTAGTAATCCCACCAAGCTCCTTCCGTCGTGTCTGCTGTCATATAAACCTGTGAATAAGACGGAATAATAAACCAGTCTTCTGTCTCGCAAGTACCACCACCGTCAAACCAGTTAAGGTTTGTAATACTCTTTATCTTCTTCATAACAGCTTTAAGGTCTGCGTCAAGATTATACATAAATCCGTCAACGCTAGTTGCTTGAGCAGGTACTCTGTCAAAGTTGCTCATAGGTGTCCACCAAGAACCTCTAGGCTGGTCACTATTAAGCCATTGTCTAACAGCAGAATTTCTCCATTCACAAGAACCATAGATACATCTATCTGTTGAGTTTATCCAGTTTCTATTAGTTACTTGGTTAGCATATCCGTTACCGATTGCTGTTCCACTTGTACCTTCTGAACAAGCAATTCCACTTTCAAGAGCAGTAGTGCTTGCTTTTGTTGAATAAGATGAAAGAACAAGCTGTGATACTGCGGTACTGTCTTTAAAATTTCCACCAGTAAGAACAAGCTGTCCGCCTTGTGGAATTGGAGTTGCTATTGTGAACTGAACGTCTTTATTATGCAAACCTGCATTTAGATTATAAATATTTCCCGGTTTATACAGGTTGAAGTGATATGTTCCTGCTGGCATAGCTTCGTATGCGTGAATGATTGCTTGTACTGCATTAAATTGTAAGGCTGTATCAGGGAAACAATCTTTCATTTCAATTACTGAATTATGAGCAGTTGTATCAACAGTTGTAATCTTATCGAAAGCAACGTGTCTGAAAGCATATTCTACGTTGTTTCTTCTTACAGATACTTCTCCACCAATATTGAGAACGCTTGTTATACTTCCGTCTTGTACATATTGTTGGAACAAGCTCCAAGTCATTTCACCGTCTTTCAATCCAACGATTCTACAAGCAACTTCTCCAAACTTTGGAGCAACAACATCTGCGTCAATTACTGTTGTGTAGTCATTGTCATAAACTCCATGAACAGTATAATTCCCATTTGCAACTCTGATTTCAGCCTTTCCGTTAGCATCAGTAGTTCCTGTGTATCTAACAGTAGAGCCTTGCTTTACTTGTACTGTAAGTCCACTAATTACTGCGTTTGCGTGATAAGCTGTTACCTTGATTAAGGAATCAGAGTTTTCGATAGCTGAGATTCTTGTTTCGTGGTCAGCAATAGTATAAGTAAAGTCAGTATTAGGCACATTACCCAAACCAACCTGTGCCTTTGTTACACTATGAGGATTTGATGTGTTATTTGCGTGTGCGTTAAAAGACTGATAAGAAACCTTATCATTAAGAAGTGTATCAACTTCACTTTCTGTGTAATGTTCTTCTGCTAAGTCTGTGTCTGGTATTCCAGTTGCTGGCTTATCATACTTTGCGTTCCAAGTTGCCTTTTCCTGTGTAGTAGTATGAATATCTGTATTAGCAATATGTGAGTTATAACTTGCTACAAGAACTGATGTAATTCCAGAACTAATAGAAGCCCACTGTTGAGCTGTAAAACTTGAGTTATTAAGTCTGTATTCTTTAGCCCAAACAGAACTAGCTTCGGCTGGTTTTGGTACAGTAGCTTTATATCTATCGTAATAAGCATTTCCTGTTGAATCTGTACCACTTACAAAAGCATAGTCGTTATTTGTAACAGTTCCAGAGTATGCTTCAAGTTGTGCAACAGATGTAAAAGGTTCTCCATTATTACTTATATAATGAGCTGTTTCAGTAGCAATACTTGAATTTACAAAATCTTTATCTGCCAATAGGTTTGTAGTACTTGCTTGACTTGGTATAAGTTCTTCTACATCATCAATTCTTTCATCAAGTGCATTATCTATTACATCTTGGTCAGCACTCTTTCTATAATCTGTTAAAGACTGATGTTCTTGAAGTGCAGTATCAGCCTTGCCAAGACTTGTCTGAACATCACTAGCAAGGTCTGTTTTTGGAATACCTGTTAATGGTTTGTTGTATTTTGAATCCCATTTTGCTTTGTCACCAGGAGCTATAAGGTCAAGCTCTGACTTGTTACTGTGATTATGCTTTTTACTATTTAGGTCTGTAATATCTGATGTAAAATCAGTATTAGGTACATTTCCTAAACCAACTTGTGCTTTTGTTACAGAGTGTGGATTTGATGTATTTCCAGTATGAGTATCTATGTTTCCCTGAAGAGTAGCATCTGCACTTGCTCTGTAAGTTGCTTCGTTTGTAACAAGAGTACGGATATCACTATGTGCCTCTGTTGAAGCGTTATGGGTTGCGATAGCTGTTTCCACCTGCTCGGCATACTCTTGAGCTTCTTCTGCGCTTTCACTTGCTTCCTGTGCTTTGGTTGTGGCAATTCCAGCCTGAGTTGTAGCTGTAGTTGCGCTTGCGGAAGCCTCACCTGCTTTGGTAGAAGCTGTTGTGGCGCTGGCACTTGCCTCTGAAGCTTTTGTAGATGCAGTTGTTGCACTTGTGCTTGCCTCACCTGCTTTGGTTGTTGCTATGACAGCCTGTGTAGAAGCAGTGCTCGCACATGATGATGCTTCGCTTGCCTTAGTAGTAGCAACACCAGCCTGTGTGGATGCTGTGCTTGCACTAGATGATGCCTGTTCTGAGTAGTACTTTGCATTGTTTGTTCCTGTAGGAGTTCCACTTGTTCCGCCTGTGGCCCAAGCTTCTGACTCTACGGCGAAAGTTTCTGCAGTACTTGCACTTTCCTCTGCATCTTCTGCGTATTCTTCCATTTGTTCCAAATACTGTTCAAAGATTGTAGGGATGTTTGGCATCTCTGCGCTTGGGTCAAGAGAAGTAGCAATGCGAATCTGAGCGACAGTAGTCTTCCAAATTGGATGGCCCTGTTCATAACCGATTGTTTCTTGCCACTTTGTAGAATCCCAAGTTCCTGTAGTACTTGAAAGGCACTTGTAAAGTTTATTTGAATAGACACAATAGTCATCTGCCGAATATGATGTTATTGTATTATATAAGGCAAGACTGCTTATGGCTGTCTTTGTTCCTGAAACATCTACATAGTATGTTTTAGTTGAATCAAAATTATTGAAATCAACTCTGTTATAAACTGTTGTAGTATAATCAACGCCAGTAATCTGTACTTGAACAACTCCCTTAACAGAAGTAAAACAGTCATCTGGTGTCCATGTCAGGTATATGAAATCGTTGTCTACTGTCTTTGAAAGGGCGATAGTATCACCACGATTGTTTGAATTGACATAAGTTAATGAATAGGTATAGTTCTCCAACCCGTCTCGCTTCTTTGTTTCAAAGCGAATAGTTGTAGAAAGCCTTTCTCCACTAACTATATATCCCAAGTAGTTCGGCATCTGGATGTCTTTACCGAAGATAATAGCTTTAGTCATAAGCCTCTCCTATAATATCTACGGAAAGTGTAAAGTATTTTTCAGGTCCAGATGCGCTCTCGATTTACACTAGAGTTTAGCCCTCTAATATCTTCCTTATTTCTTTAATTCTGTTTGCGTTTGTTACAGCCAAAGCATCCCACTTGGTTATATCATCGTCCCAAGTAGTACCTAGCCTTAAAGAACGTTGATACTGCATACATTTCTCATCGTAGGTGGTGAACCATGTAAGCAGTGTATCCAACTCTATTTCTAAAGCCTGTTTAGTCTCTCTTTCTTTCTGTTCTTCTTCAGTATAACCCCAAGCCTCAATAGAATTGTCTGTTTCTCGAATTTCGTAGTTGAGGTTGTGGTTGTTTTCGACTATGAAGTCGGCTCGTTGAATTTTTGTATAAGGTTTTTGTAATGTTGCTTTTAATTCCATAAATCCTCCTTAGGCTAGGTAGCCACAAGCCTTCCATGAAAATTTTCCATTTGCGCTACTTTTTGTAGAAGCCCTAAATCCACCCCTGCCTAAACCAAAGTCATAAGGAGAAGCACCGTTGATACCAATCTGTTGGTCTCCATAACCACCAGTATCATCATCTGCACCTCTAGCCTGAACATCTAGGAAATAGTTTGTATCTTTGAATATATTTGTATATAAAACAACTATTGATGAACCTGTGCTAGTTCCTGTCAAACCCCATTCTTCACACCATCCATCACTCCAAATCCTATATCCACTTGTGCCATTAACATAAGTTTCTACAACACTTGCACCAACAGATACTCTCTTGCTAGATGAATTTGAAGTAATCAAAGTAGTCAAAGAATCAGTTATAATAGCATCAGAATTAACTGTATCTGCATTAACAGTATCAATCGTAGCATTAGTACCGACAATATTAGTTCCATTAACATTAACTGCATGAATAGAACGGTACTTGTTTGCTCCAGTTCCAATGTCTTCTGTGTCTGCCTCTCTTGGAAACATTGAAGCTGTATAAATACCTTTATTTTTAGTCGCAGATTCTAGCTCTAAATTATATCCTCTAGTCCAAGCACCACATATAATAGAAAAATGTTCAGCTCCGTAATCGAAACTACATTCTCCAATCTGTTTTTCTTCTATGCCCCTATACTGGGTTGCCTGTACTGCCAATGAAGTTAAACTAGAAATCTGCGGACTTAGTGTACCACGAAGTGTATTAGTTTCATCATATAAGTAGAAAGAAGATATACTTATGAACTTAGAAAACAGCTTAGTCCCAAAATAACTATCGTTACCTATTTTATGCCAGAACTGGAAATATTTGTTAATTCCAGTAGGCCAACTTGCTGTTGTTTTAGGCAAATCTAATTTATCCACAGTTAAATCATTCCAACGCAAATGACTCATTCCTGTGATTTCATTTAGATTACAATAACCACTTGTTGGCATTGATGCTCTAAACCCAGAGTTGTATAGATTGAATCCTTGAATCAAGTCTAGAGATGCTGATAGAGTTAATTCGGAAGGAGTTCTACCATTATTCCATTTTAATGAAGGAGCACCCAAAGCACCATAATGACATGAAATTGTGTCTCCAGATAGTAAGTCTTCATATCCATTATATTGCCTGTTACTTTTATCATTGTTTCCTGAATAGATAACTTGTTCTGGTTCGGTAGTTCCATCAGCATGAGTAATTTGATATCTAAAGTTTGTTACTTCTGTACCCGATTTGAATACTGATTGCCAACTAGCTGTTCCTCTCTTATAAGAAATAAACAATCTCAATGTATTAGGGAGAGGGTTTGTAAAATGTGTCTCAGTTTCAGGAGTATTTGAGTCATAATGTATATTATATGAATTAAATGTACTTATATTAGTTACAAGATTAGATACATATACCAGTTTATCTATAGACATACCGTTTACTGTACCACTTGCATTTTCTATAAGAATTGGACAAAGGTTGTTGGTACTTGCATTACTATTCCACGGTGTCGTTGTAGGTGTTCCAGTAAGAGTATTTAGATAAGTATTAACTTCAGGCCAATTAAAACCGTCTGGTTCTGTTATAGAAGAGTCTGCATAGGCCTTATAATTTGCAGGTTCAGCATCTTCAAACTCTGTTAATAATAAAACATCATTTGGTTTACCACATTGTAGTGTGCCAAGTATCTTTGAACTTTCATCAACAGTAACACGGTTAAACTCTGCATCTGTAGCTTTAAGTTTTCCAGCACTACTAATATGAAATCCTGTTCTAGAAAGAGCGTCAGGGTTTAATTCTCCGTCTTCTAGGTACGCTCCACCTCTTATTGAACCACCACTCTGAATCTGGATATTTTTAGCACCAATATATTCTGCTGTAATACTAACAGCTACAATTTCACTAAACCATTGAATAACCGAAGTATTATTCAATTGAGTTAAACTGACATTGTTTTCAATTAAAGTCTGTAAGGCAACGAGTTTTTCAGCAGTCTTTTCTTCTGGTTGTGTAATATTCCAAGCATTACCAAGTTTATACATTACAGAACCAGCTGAATATAGGATTCCACCTATGGTTGCACTTTGTGAAAATACAAGAAAATCGCCATCAACCAAAGGTTTGCCGTCTGATGTTGTCGTAGGGAAAGATGTTGCTGTCGAATCAAGAATACCAATACATTTTGTATATACGGTTTCATCTATAACAGTAAGTTTCTTTGAGTCCATAAGAGTTATGCCATTATATAATTCAAAAGCCATAGACTCTGGGAAACTATTTATATACGGGATTGTAAAGTTTACTTCTTCAATGTGGGCATACAGTTCCTCTCGGAATACACCACTTGCAAATTGAACTTCTGTTCTTTCATAATATGGTACTGTTGGTACAAAAGAATCAATGTTTACAGCTTCAGTATATGTATAATCGCCTGAAGTTCCAGTTCGTGTATGATACATCTTTCCTGTTTGTGGAGTTTGGTCACTAGTTACTGCGAATGTATAGTATTTTTCATCGTCTATTTGGGAATTAGCTTCTGTAAATACACTTCCTATCCATTGGTCATTAAACTTATAATTTATAATATGTCCATCATATCCACTGATATTTGCTGTTAATGTGATTACTTGAACACCAGTATCTCTTAGGTTTTTAATAATATTGTTCGGTGACACGCCAAGCGAATACTCTTGAATAGGTGTCTCATCTACAATCCCAAGCACTGCTGAATCTTTTAATACTGTGCCGTTGTATAAATCTACTTCTAACGGGCCTATTTCAACATATGGAGCATATAGAACTGCAGAACTAATATTTCTATTGTCTAATCCCCACATATAATCAGCTGTCGAATTAACCTTGAGATTAAGCAAATCTGGAGAAATTTGTCTGCTAACAACATCACATAATACAGAAAAGTCTTTTCCGTCTGAAGATTTTAATTGGACGATAGCCGTAGTCTCTGTATCAAAAACAGAGTCAGCTCGGTACCAAGAATCACCACCAGAAAAAACATTCGTAAATGTATAGTTTGGGACATATAAAGCTTTTAGTTGAGCTATTGTAGGTCCACCAGCTACTCCTACATATGATTTATAAGCACAAATAAGAGGAGTGTCTTCAACTTCTATAATAGGATTTGGAGAATCATACAAACTTATGTTCGTAGTTATTGATACAGTTTGGTTGCCCTCTCTGGTGTCATCCCTTGTCAGATATGTTGGGTCTAAAACGAGAGAAAACTCCCCATTTTTAGCAATGTTTATAGCAGAGTTTGCAGTTGTCTGAGCATTTTGAGCGTTTGTATTAGCTGTATTAGCTGTAGCTTGTGCATTTTGCGCATTTGTATTTGCAGTATTTGCAGTTTGCTGTGCAGTATTAGCTGTACTCTGAGCGTTCTGGGCGTTAGTATTTGCTGTGTTTGCCGTAGCCTGAGCGTTATTTGCGGTAGACTGAGCAGTATTTGCTGTCTGTTGTGCAGTGTTTGCCGTAGATTGAGCCGTGCCAGCGTTCTTCTTGTTTAATACTTCTCTAGTGGCATTAAGAACATTGCCACTGGTTGAAGTTTGTTTACTCTGTTTTAAGACCTTGATATCGTCTACTATCAGGGTCTTTCCTGCCATGTTTATTTCTTTGCTCATCTGTTATTCTCCACTATGTGTCCCCAAGTTGAGTTAAGAAGATATCCGATATTAAAATCATTATTTATCATCTGATATACTCTCTTAAGTCCAATGCTTCCAATTCCTGTTAAGTCTCCAGCAAGGGAAACAGCATCGCCTAAAATATCAATAAACTCTTCTTCTGACTTTATGGTTTTAGTAATTCCCTTTAATAAATCTACCAAGTCACTTCCGAAACCTTCAATTAAATCTTCAGAAGAATAACCTTGCAATTTATTCATTATATCTCCACCAGCAATAGGCACGAAGTTTTCTGCAAACTCTGATAGAATATCAAAAAGTCTGCGCTTCTTTGTTTCTTCATCGTCTTCATCATCTCTCTTCCAGAAGAATCCTTTAATTGCAATCATGCAAAGAGAGTTAAACAATAATCCACCTGCAATTCTTATTGCATCCATCTTATTGTTTCTAAGAGCTTGAGGAATATCGTACCAGATTTCATTTGCAATATTCATTGTCTGTGATTGGAAAGCTGTCATGAGCTTCATCAGAGCATCCCCTTCAGAAGACTTACGCATCATGGCGTTCATATCCATCCTCTCAGTTGTATTCTGAGTCTCTGCGATAAGCTGACTTGCAATGAATGCAGATTCTTTTATTCTGTCTGATATACTGTTTCCAGATTTTGCCGACTTCTCCATTTGTGTAAGGAAGCAACCAGTCCATAATGTTTCAACAACCCAACTATCAACCCACTGCAAAGGTTTTGAAAGAATGTTTGAAACCCTGCTTAACCCAACTCCGAAAGCACTTTTATCTTTTTCGTTAAGTAGCTTCTGCATATCAGAATCATACTGTCTATCAAAAAGCTCTGGCGCCATACTATACATGAAATCTTTCCAAGTATTGTATGTTTCTCCGCTAGCACTTGTGATATTTACTGCCCTGAGAAGATTTAAGAAATTAGCCTTATCTGGTTTTATTATATTACTAAGCTTGACTTCTGACTTTGCTCCAGCTCCATATGTGCCAACCTGTTTAACTACTGATGAAAGGTTAGCAATTATCTTTGCTCCAGAAAGACGACCGATAAGGCTGTTTAAGAGACTATCAAAATCGTCGCCCTTATATGCAGGAGCACCTATAAAATTGACATACTCTTCTACATTCTTTGCTACCGATGTGCCAAATTTAGCTTCAAGTAATGATTTATAATTACCATGGCCGAGAATATATTCAGCATCTCTTGCCCATTCCGCATAAGCGATGAAGTGCTCCTGCCTTCTCATGACTTTATCCCATCCGTTAATTACATCTAAGTCAAGTTCATAGATGGCATTAGGATTTGTTTCCTTAGTAAATGTTTTACTTACATATGCTTCTTGGCTTGTCTTTTGAGCAAGAAAGTCCCCAATCTCTTGGTTAGTAAAAGCATAAAGGGAAATAAACGGGAAGTAGTTCATTCTCTTACCAAGAATACGGTTATAAACATTCTGATAATGCTCGCTTAGTCTTTTGTACTGACTTGACATATCTTCTATCAAGAAGTCTCCAAAGGCTTTCTCGTTTTCTGAAAGAGAACCAATAATTGTCTGGATGTCTTCTAAGGATAGCCCGTTTCCAATCTTGTTGACCAGTTTTTCTTGGCCTAATACCTGCTGGTTGTAAACATATACTCCAATAGCCTTTGCCTTATTTATCTCAACTTCTTGGCCTTTATGATTATATGTAAACACAACCTTCTGGAGTTCTTTCGGAGTCAATCCAAGTTCTTTGTACTTTTCATTTCTTTTTGCGGTTCTATTTCTGATTCCAATTCTCTCGATTGACTGATTCTCATAAACCTTTCTGATAAAGAAATCATAAGCAGAACCCTCTTTATTTCCATCCAACAGTCTTGCAAGCCTTCCCATTTTTACAATTTGCAAAAGAGCTTTATTAAATTGGAACTCGTCACCTCTATAAGCTCCAAGCTCATCAGCAAGAGCTTTAATGTCGTAGCCATTACGGATATCATTTTCTGTAAAGTTTGCTCCTGTAGCACCATTAAGAAGGCCTCTTGCAGTATCGATTCTGCGTGTAAATTCTGCATTCTTCTTTGCTTGTAATTTAGCCTGTGCATCTGAGCGCATTAACCAAGCGCCTGTGTATAAAGTATTTAAGTCTTCAATGCTCCAGTCTAAGCTATTATTAGCAAATCTGCGAATTTCAGCATCTGTGAAGTAATTTGAAGCTTCGGCAGGCACATTATCAACATACTGAATCTCGAGCGCGTTCTGAAGTTCAGCTCTTCTTTCTCTAAGGGCTTCAACTTCTTTGGTGTCAGGTCTTCTGGATGCGATTTCTCTGTCTATTTGCTTTATCTGTTTTAGGACATCTTTCTTATCATAGTCTTCTTTAAGAAGGCTATTTATCCAATCCATAATGCTGTAGTATGAGACATCTACTGTGTCAGGATTAAACTTAGCCATTCTCTTAATAGAAGATACAAGACCCTGTTTTTGCTCAAGTTCTCTTTCGGCTTTGATAATTTCTTCTGTCTTGGCCTGTTGCTCTTTGAGCTGGGTAATCTTATTTTTAAGATTTTTAATTGTTTCTCTTGACTTTAAGATTTGTTCTCCCTGTATAGCGTTGAGTCTCTGTGCTTCAATATTAGCCATCTGAGAATCTATCTTAGATTGTAATGTTTCAATTGCAGTAGCTTCTGCTCTTTCTATTCCGTTTGCGTCGAATGAATAGTCGTCGTAAGCCTTAACATATGCCAGTCTATAAGTTTCAGGATTTGCTTTAACAATGTTCTTCGCTTCTTCAATTTCATCGTGAGTAGACTTTGTAACAGCTCTTCCGTTGTCCCTTGGACTTCCGTAAAGATATAAAACCTTTGGCGAAATCCCTTCGTATGCCCCAAAGTATGTGTCAGAAAGCTTGCCTATCTTTGCTCTGTCTCTTAACTTGGCAGAGAGCTCGAGCATCTTTTCGTCTGAAGAAGTCCAAGTATTTATAAAGTTCCTTGAGGCCTGTGTTGCAGTTACTGATTTTGACAGCTTAAATGAGGCCTTGAGAATTTCTGTTAAATTTTCTCCGTTGTTTTGATTGACAAACATATCAGATAGCTTGCTGTTGGCGAGCCAATCTTCAAAGGTTTCATACTTGGCGAAATCTTCCTTTAAGTCATTATTGGCAGAAAGGAACTTCTCAACAGATAACTGGTTATCTGCCCATTGCTCCCCTGAGAACATCTTCAGGTATTCTGGAGCAATGATTACACCTCTCTCGCTTGCGTTCTTTAGGCCTTGCTTATAGCTGTCCATAACATTCTGTTTTTGAATGTTGTACTGTTCGTCAATAGATGCGATGTCAAAGAGACTTGGTGATGATTGTTTGATAAAGGAATCTACTTCTGATTCTGTGGTTGGGAGGAATCCTGTTTCTCCCCATCCGTAGTCTCTTGAGTATCGTCCTCTAAGTTCTTTAATAGCAGGGGCGTAGCGAAGTAGACAGGATTTGAGAATATCGGATTGTCCGCTTTTGCTAAACCACGCCAAATAGCCTTCGCCATTTTTGTCTACACTCCAATCGTTACTAATATAATCAGACTCATGTCTGTAGTAATTACATTGTACTTTATTATCAGGTGTTTCTTCAAGACTTTCAGCGAAATCATCTATGCATTTCTTTGCTATGTCATAGAATGTCTCTTGGCTGATACTACCAAATGAGAAGTTAGTTACATAAACGCCATACGGAGATGCGATTAGTCCGATGTTACCAAAATTGCTAATTTCTCTGGACTTACATTCCTTTTTAATTCTTAATCCAAGGTTCTTGATTTCGTCTTGTCTTATTGTTCTACCAGCACCAAGTTGTACCGTAATGGCGTTTGTAAGCTCATTTGCTGGAACATTCCATTGTTTATTCCAACAAACAGCATCTTGTCCTAACAGAAGGCCTAACACTGCACATACCTGATTCAGCTTTTCTTTGTCTGCTTCGGTAACTGTTCTATATTGGTACTTCACACCATCTATTGATTTAGTATGAACATCACTTTGGACTGTAAATCTTGCCTGTAAAGACGGATTAGAAACTTCCTCAAAATATCCAGCACCAGAGAAAGCGCCTTGCTGTTGTAACCCAATTATCTCAGCTATGCCGAAATTCTTGCCCTCAAACAGTAGAGCCATAGCTTCTCTAAAAAATTGATTTTTAAGGGAATCAGAAGCTGTATGAGAACCTGATAAAATTCCACTCTTTATACTTGGTTGTGCCTCAAAGGATACTTGTGTTGTGTTTCTAATAAGGAAGTCTTCGTAGTTTCTTTCAAACTTGTTTACATCTTCCTTTCCTTCATACTGCCTCATTATGCCAGTCCAAATACAGGCCTGTGCCTGCCAAGGAGTCATTCCGACATCTTTAGCAATTTTAGAAACTTCATTTCTTACAAACTCACTTCTGGCATCAGAAAGAGCATCTGTACCATACTCAAATGCTCTCATCATCCACATATCAACGGTTACTCCCTGAGGAACATTTTCATCTATAAGAACTAGCAGATTGTTAAAGAAGTTATTGGTTTTTATGCCTTTCCAAGAGCTGTCTTTATACATAAAATCATTAGCCCTTTTCTTGGTTGCATTTGGGAATCTTCCAGTCTTTATCTCTAATCCTCTGATGTACTGGTCGACTGCACGCAACTCATATGTAGTATTAGAGGAAACAGGAGTATTGTTTGAGAAAATTGAAAGCAATCCAACATATTTCTTGGCGAGCTCTTTATCTCCATTTGCCATCTGAAGAAAAGCGTTAGAGCTCCTCTCATACCAGTATTGCTGGTCGATACCCTTTAGTACCAAATCTGTTACTTTGGCACGAAGCTTTCTAACTTTAGCTGGTGTGTTGTACTCAGGAGGAGCTCCGACAATAACCTTCTTGCCGTCTTTCGTTGTATATCTGTAGTTTGAATTTATCTCATTTGATATAAAACTTGCACTACCACTAAGAGCATTCCTTACAAATGTAGCCTGAGAAGATGTAAATGTTATTGTATTTCCCTTGCGTCTTCCTTTGATAATCTCGCTGTATTCAGCTGGTATTATTTCAGACATAGCCTTATCTATATCATTAGAAACAACAACTACATCTCCGTTTTGTTTAATTCCATACTTAACATCTTCAGAATATTTCTGAAGTGTTGTAGGGATATCCATATCAAAAAATACGGATTCATTCTTGTAATTGAATCTTTTTGAAGGAGGAATTATATATCCTTCCGAGTCATATGTAACTGTATCGAAAGATTTTATATTATTCTTTGTGTTCTTATATACATATGATTTTCCGTCATCATATCCCCATTCGTTAATATCGTTTCCATCCCACCAAATATCCTCAATAGAAACTTCTTGTTCAATAATTCTATATCCGTCTTCCCAACCATGTATGTCTGCATTTTCAACGGCATAACTTCTGCTCGGTGTAACCCAGTCTCCATTCCTGAATTTTGACTCTTTAATAGATGCAGGAACAGAACGGTATACAGTGATTGTCCCAGACTTCAGTCCCCTTTTAAGATTCGAAATAGATTCGCTCATAAAGTTATCTCTGATAGCATTTGGCGAATTTAACATCCAATCAAGGTTGTTTATGTCAATCCCGTCTTTATAATCCCCTAAAGTTGCATTGCCATCAAAATCGCCATTATCCCAATTTTCTATCCTTTCTTTTTTAGAGAGCATATAATCATTTGCTGGTGCACTACCATTGAAAGCTGAAGTTCCTTGATAACTGGAATCTGGCGCATAGCCTTGCTTAGATGCTTGACTTTCAACAATTTTTCTAGCCTCGTGCTCTTTACCCTGTTTCAAATACTCAATATATTGTCTATCTTCAGCTGTGAATTTGTATTTGTTGTCAGCGTTGGCAGAGTATACATCAAAACTAACTCGTTCTTCTGGGTTGACATCTCTCAGCTGTTGTATATAATTTGGAATTAGGTGAGATACATCAAATGTATCTAGTCCTTCAACCAAGTTACTAGTGAGCTGGGCGTTCTGTAAATCAAAAGTGTCTTTCAAGGCACTTTTTTTATTTACCCTGTACAGCTCCGAGTTTCTGAGACTAAGTATTAAAATGTCCTTATCGTAATTCTGGATGTTTTTTATCCCAACCTTTGCAAAAGTTTCAGGATTAAAATCATCTCTAACAACAGCAAAAACAACATCTGACACCTTAGAGCCTTTATTGATTTCATGGACAAGCTTATTTTTAGACACCAACTTAAAATCTATCAGCTTGCCATCATTGTCTACAAAGAAGAAAGAGTCCCCTGTTGAACCCTCCTGCAAAAATATTCCGAATGCCTCATTCAAAATGAAGTGGGTGTGGTTTGGAAGCAGTGTAAGCTTCTTCCCTGAAAGTTCTTGTAGCGCTTGAGCGGAATATAGTTCTTTAAGATATGGCATCTCCGATGGTTTCGTTATTCCTGAAATAATATCAATCCCATCAATGTTGTACTTAGGTAAACTATTAAAAAGCGCAAAGACTTCGGCTCTGTTACTTAAATAGAAATCTGATAGCCTTTTTCCTTTCCAGTATTCCTTATCTGAAATTAAACTGTTAAATTCTTGCTTTATTTTCGCAGTTCTTTCTTCTGCTTCTGAAATATCGAAGAAAGTCCCTTTCATGCCAGATTCTTGGCCATTGCTTGGAGTGTTTATGAGATTATCAAAGGCTTTTTGTGCTTCTGGTGATATTTCTTTTCCTAAGAAAGAATTGAAGTTAACAAGCAGTTCCTTTATCTTATCAAATACCTGTTTTACCTTTGCACTTGCAACCCGTCCTGTTTCGATATATGCAAGGAAGTCATCAACAAACTTTTCTTCATTTGCTCTGGTTTCTGCGAATGCTTCCTGATAGGTATCGTACATCTTACTGCCTAGCTGGAATTTGTCCCCAACATTCTTAATATCGCAAGCCCACATCGCGCCAAGCTCTCCGACATAACCTTTTAGGCCAACAAAGCCAGAAAGCTGTTCTTTTGAACTCATTGCTCTGAGAATATGGCCTACTTCATGAACAAGAGTTCTTTCGTTAGCACTGGAAGTAAGGTTGATATTATAAATTGTCTTACCAGATTTCTTATCAACATAAGAATCTGTCCAACCTCTCGTAAGGTCAATAGCTTGTTCTCTTGTAAGCCCCTTTGAAAGGTAGGCATCTTTATTTTTGTCAAGGCTTGGCCCTATAGTCTCTTTGTCTACGCCTATAAAGTTGATTATTCCGTTATCTATGAGTTCTACTGAATCCTTGCCAGTTATTTGACTAAGAGCTTTAATAGCTTGGGCACCAGTATAAGCATTAGAATTACTTATATTTGGCATTGCTTTCTTAATTGCATTGAATGTAACTGAATCAGCAGAGTTTTTAAACTTCTTTCTAACATCTTCATTTGATGTTGCTAGATTAAATGAGAAAGGAACCCCCTGAGCCGTTCGTCCAGAAACAATAGCCCCGTTTTCTGTTTCTGTAAGTGTTGTACCTTTATCTTTTAAAGCTATCTGTTTTACTTTATCAAGCTCTTCTTGTGTTCTATAGTAAAGTGTGTCTTGTGTATTGCCTTCTGCAAGTATCCCATTAGAGCCTATCCAATTGTTATATCCAAACATTTCAGATGTGTTTAGTCTTTTACTGTCTGTTGCTTCAATAATATATGCTTTGGCTCCTACCTCGCCTGACAAGCGAAGTTGTTCTGCAAGCTTTGCATCTTCTTCTGAGGCAACTTTATATCTATTCTTACCCATAATCTTTTCACGGATTACGGTTATAGGTTTCAAGTTTTTTGCTTTTTCTGCATCAAGAGCTTCATTGATTTGGATATTGCCCGTGTCAAGGCTCTTAAGGTTGACATATTCTCCGCCATGATTCTTTGTAAAGTATTTGTCTGCGGACTTCATAATGTCTTCGCTTCTGACATTTGTATATGTAAAGCCAATGCCCATTAAGGATGTCAGCCCCATAGGGCCAAGAGTACTATAGAACTCCTTCCATCCATCTTTAAGAGCCTTGCCAAATTTGTCTGCTTCCAATTCAAAGTTTGTGAGTCCAAGCTCGTTTGAGTATTCCTTTGCTGATTCTAAGGCAAGAGTCTGAAGTGCCTGCTGTATTCCTTCTTCGTTTGACTCAAGAACAGCTCTTCCTATAGAAGACATAATTGTCATAATAACATTGTTGACTTTGGTATCTCCCAAGGCCTTCTTTGCCAATTTCTCAATTCCTATTTCAACTAAGTCAAACTGTTCAACTATTGAGGAAGCTGTAGCATACCCAAGTGCAGTTTCTCTTATGATGTCCTGAGACAAAGCATTGCCGTCAGAATCAACCATCTGGCGCATTTCTCTTGCGAATGAACCAGCTTCAAGCTTAAACATTTTCCAAGAGTTAAAGGCTCTGCTAACAAGTCCTGTGGTTGTACCAACAACTTTTGCCCCAGCTTTTGCACCAGATATACCAAGGAATGCGCCACCAAGGACTGCTCCAAGTGCTCTGCCTCCAAGCTCATATTTGGCTTGGTCCCACTGTTGGGCTAAAAACTGCGCATTCTCAACAAGATAATTACCTACCCATGTACGCTTTGAGAAGTCTCTCTGCTTCCCTGAGGCCTTCTGAGCGCTAGCATCGGCCATTTCAATATACTTTTTGTAAGAGTATGAATCCTCATCAAAGAAAAGTGCTTTGAATTCACTGTCGGCCATGTCGAGCTGGTCGCTATAACCACTCCATGTATCGTTCATTTGACTAAGCCAACCCTTAAATCCGTCATCTTTCTTGATGTCTACACCTGTAAGATTTCGGACATACTGCTCAATGTTTCCATAAACAGCACCCTCTGAAAGTCCTGTGCCTTCAGAAATAGTCCTTGCAAGACTATGCTTTGCGAGATTGTCCATGACATTTTCTTCGTCATATTTATCAAGCATCATATTTAGTTCTGCCTGAATGTAGTTTTTACGCATGGCGTATCCGCTACCTTCATCAAGCAAAGAACGCTCATACTCCTCATAGATGTCATCCATCTCTGGAGTTCTAACACTCGGATTTCTTAGCTGAGTATAGTTTGTTCTGTTGCCAATAGCTTCAAATGTCGGGTCTTCATAGTTTGATTTATTTGTCTTGTAAAGATTGATTTCTGGCATTATTTACTTCCTTTAGTAAGGTTGCTTACAGTTTCTCTTGCTTCTTTAATCGACATACCTGCGTGATTTCTCAGGTAATTAAATATTTTCTTTGATGTATTTACTTTATCTGCTGTTGTAGTTGCAGTATTAAGCTTGTCTACCATTTCTGTATAAGCCTTTGAACTAAGAGCATTTTCTTTGACATTGGCGATACTTTTCTTTGCGTATGTTTGAACTGCTTCAGAATCTACAGACTTAATCTTTTCTGGCTGTCTGCCATATATTGAGTAGATAGACTCGAGATACTTCAGGCCTTCTGTTTTCTCGTTGAACTTATCAGCGACAAGTTTCTTTGCCTTTTCTGCCTCTTCGCCTTGAACATTGTTATCAATAAATTTGCTTGCCTCAGTGTAGGCGTAATAACCTCTTTCTCCGCCAAGGCCTATTAACTCGTTATATGTTTTGCCTTGAGAATCGTACTCTGTAGGTGTTGCAACATCGTTAAGAGTGAAAGCTCTCATAGGCTTTGAGTTCTTCTCAGCATCTATCTTTTTATTAACAAGTCTCTGTTCCTTAACTTTGCTTATCTTCCACTTATTGTTGACAACAGAATCACCATCAGCGAAATAGATAATCCCGTCACTTGCCATAAAAGCAAGTCCTATACCACTGATTTCAACCTGAGTAATATCAGCTCTTGAATAGTTGAAAGTTTCACAACAGAGCTGTGTCAGAGAATCTCTATACATTGCATAGGCTGTATTAAATACAACTGTTTCACGCTGTGGGCCACTGAGCTCGTCAAATGCAACATGATAAACAGAATTGGCAATATCGTCATACAATTCTTTTCTTGTCTTCTTTTTGTTTACATCTTCTGAGTCTTTTACAAGGCCGTTAGCGATATTGTATGTATCTTTATTGAAATAGGTTCTGTATACAGAATCTGGATTCCTGTAGAAATCATCCATTACTTCTGTAATCGTTTCATCTTTGGCAAAGTCGTCTCTATATGTAGCCTTAAATAAGTTGTTATACCATTTGTCGTTTTGGTACTGGAGCTGTTTCTGAACGACATCAGGAATGTAGCTATAAAGCTCATCCTCTACCTTTCCCATCTGCTCGGCCCCATACTTCTGAAGAAGTTCTCTGAACTTTGAGTACAAATCATCCTTGACAGACTTAGAAACTTGGCCTGCCCAATTAAGCATAGTGTCGTCTGCGGAATCAATATCAACAAGTCCCAAGTCTTGGAATACTTGGCTTTCTACATCATCAAATATCTGTTTATATGTTGGGTCGTCCGTAAATTCCATATATGGGGACTTCTCAAATATACCAGCCTTAGAAAGCTGTTGCTTAGTATATCCTGCCATAGTTAGGGCGTTGTACTGAGTCTCCCACGCTCTCTCATCGTCTATAGTCTTTACACTCCACATCTCTGCTTGTTTTTCTTCAAGGAACTGGACAGCTTTAGGATTAGAAAAGAAAAGATTTCCTGCGTAGTTATTTACAACAACAGCGCAGTATTCTTTGCCGTCCTCTGTTTTATATCCCAATTTCTCTGCAAGCTTTTCTACAGCCCCACTATAGTATGTTTTCTCACTGCCATAAGTTGTTTGCTCATTATCTCTACATTTAGTCCAGACAATGTCTCCACCTTCTGTGATAGTTGCATTTGCTGTTTGGGTATCAACATATTTGTTGTATGCTTCTTCTCCGCTAATCTCCAAAGGTTCAGAATACGCAGTGCCTCCTTTAGCCTTTGTTCTTAACTCTTCTGTTGTATTAACTCCAAGAAGCTCGTTTCTGACATCTATCATCAACCTATCAATTTCAGCAGGAGACTTGCCCGAGAAGTTTTCAACTTCGGCCTGAGCCTGTCTGTTTTTCTGGTTCTTATTCACATTCTGGAGAATAGGATAGCAAGAATAGATGTACTCATCTCTGATGTGGACATTGCCACCATCGTCCTGATAAAGTGCATACGGCGCTACAGCATTCCACTTATCTTCATCAGTTACTGTTTTGCCAGCCTGCTCATATTGTATTGTCAAATCTGAAAGTATTTTATCAACTTGAGCAGATGCCTCTTGCCTTCTCTGACTCATTAGTTTTTCAACTTCGTTAGCTAAATCTGTTCTAAATTGAACAGACTCTGGCTCGGTTAGTGGCATATTCTTAACTGCATATTTAAACATATCATCGTAGTCAAAAGTGCCATTTTTTGAATGAGCGTCGTAGTAATATACGGCTCTGTTTAAGGCAATAGTTCCGCGGTTTGCGTATGCTTTCTGTTCTGCGTTTTGGATTTTACCAGAGAGACTTGAATTAGAAAGTATCCCTGTCTCTGCTGTATATTTATTTATCTTTGAAACAACTTCATTATAATCTGAAATTCCGTCAGAAAAGATTACTTTCGAATAGTTATCATAGTCTACACTGGCAAGCCCAGCTTCAGCAGTTGCCTTTGTTTTTGCTAAAGATAATTTATAGTTTCCGATTAGCTCTTCGTTTTGTTCTTCATAATATCTATTTTGAACATAACTACCGTATTCAGATGCTTTCTTCTGAATCTCTGATATTGCGTTCTGATATACTTTTTCCTGTTCTTCTGGGAGAGCATTTAAAGCCTGAATTTCTGCATTTCTTGATATGACTGAAACTTCATTCTGAAATTTAACATACTGAGACTTGTTGTATGTTTCATTAGCATTATTAACCAAAGATTGGAATTTGCTGGCTGTTTGTTGGAATTGTGCAGTATCATTTGCAAATTGTTGTGTATACTGCGCTCTTAAAGAATTTGCCATGTACTTTCTCCTATTTGAAATTGTACCAAAAAGAAAGCCTTTACACTGGCTCTCGATTTACAGCGATACTCGACTTGTATTCAATTTACTAGACCAGTCATATGAGCTACTTCCTGCATTTTTATACGGTACGCCAGAACTGCTTGAGCTTGAACTGCTATATTGAGATTTTGCGTTATTATAATTTTGTAGAGAGCTCATTGTATCAACGGTGGCACCTCCAATATCTCCAATATACCCAAATGCCTGTGCCCATTTAAACTCGTCTGAGTTCATATAGTTAATATCATCATTGATAGCATTTAAATCTGTCTGATATTCGTGCTCCATAGATTCTCTCTTTTGCTGAATCTGTAATTTATACTGTTCTAATTGCATATTTGCATTTGTATAATTGTTTAATGCGGTATTATAGTTTTCATACTTTTCAAGTGCAATTTGATTGTTTTGCTTCGCTATTGCCAAATCGTATGCAGTATTAGTACTGTTTACAACATTCATGGCGCTTCCAGTATCTCTAAAACCACTTGTCGCAACTTGCTGAATTGCTTGGCCTTCGGCTTGTGAAGCTTTAACTGCAAGTTCTGCTTGTTGCTCATTGTAAATTTGATTTTGTATTTCCATCCCCTGAGCACGCTGTGTCAGAGTAATATCTCTATTTGCTATTGCTTGACTGATTTCGAGTTGTTCTGTTTCATTTAATTGCTTTACTGAAAGACTGTACGAGTTTTCAAGATTAGATTTCGCTGTAGCAAGTTCTTTTTTTGTTTCTTTTTCCTGAATTGCTCTGTTTGCAATTTTACCTATTCCGCCTGTAAAGGCGCCGATTATACCAACTACAGCTCCTGCTATTAACCATCCCATATTATTCTACCTCTGTAAATAAGCTTATTGCGTCTACTGTTAATGGATTGTCACCATCGCTTCTAAGCTTGAATGACACATACTTTTCATAACCACCTGCAAGTGAAACCTTAACATCGTCTATTCCCCAAGCATTATTTGTAGAAACAAAGCTTTGGTTATAAATTGATGAAGAACCACTGCCCCAGTAGTAGCCAGCTGTTCCTTTACTTGCATCAAGTGTTCTTATATTTACTTCGTAGATTCTTTTCTTCTTACCAAGCGATGAACCATCTGTAGTACTAGTTCTTTCATATGTTATTGTATCTAAAGCACTTGTAAAATTTACTCCATCTCCAGTCGTAGGATAGTTAAGTCCATCTTTATATGTATTTCTTCCTTCGTCGAAATACTCAAGTCTCTTAGCGGTTGTTCCTGAATATGTTCTATTTGTAATTACATATACTCTCTGTCCAACATTTGTATTAACTACACAAATATCAGCAATTGCCTCTGCTAATTTCCATACAGCCCATCCCTGCAAAGAGTATGTTCTGTCGTAATATAAGACAGCCAGATTACCGTCGTTTAATAGACAGAATAGCATAGGTTCAGGAACGCGCTTGAAACACATTCTTTTAACGCCTTGTAAAAGTATATTGTCGCACTGGAAAATCAAGTCTGGGCAAGAATATCCACTGTCTGAGCCAATGAAAGCTCTGAGCTTACGGTTCCCACCTTGAGCGAATACCAAATCGTTGCCTGCGGTTACAGGTTGCAATGCACAACTACCATAAGAAGAGCTTTGGTATGCGTTCTGTGTAAGTCCATTGATTGAACCAGATATCATCCATTCTGCACTGGCGGTACCAACAACTATGTAATTACCCATAGAGTTCATCCACATGATTCTATCATTACTTGATGAACCAACTTCCAACAGCAAAGCGTTATCTTCTCTAATGACTTCTGTATAAACAACTGTAGGAGTAATCTGGTATTCTCCACCAGCTTCTACAGCATCAATAATATCTTGAGCTGTAGCTGTATCGTCTACAGTGTCTGAATAATCAACCATCTGGAAATTAAACGGCTTAAAAGGCCTCGAAGCCCATAGTCTATAAGGATGATTAACTGAACCAGCAAACCACAATCTTGAAGCATAGTAGAAAACTACGCTTGGATTATCATTTGTTGTAAACATAGATAATGTCTCAGCATATTCTACATATGTTTGTGGGTGTGATGAGAAAGTAGCTGTACTATGTGTAAGCTTCTTTGGATATGTTATTGAATCTGTTACAGGGTCATATTCAAAATACAGCGGATTAAAGTTTTTATGGACCATAACCAAAATTAGTTTTGTGCCGTTTAATCCCTGAGCAAATTGGATATCACTAGCCTGAGCATCTGTATAAAGCAGATATCCTAAGATATTCTCATACAGACTTTCTACCGTACCTTGAGCCGATTCTTTCTGTGTTGAAGTATCGAACTTAACTTTAACAGGTACTTGGCTATCGTGCCTTTTCCAAACTCTGATAGCTTTAGTAGCTCCACCATCAATCTCAATAATGTATGAAGTATGTTCATCTATTTCAAAGGGAATTAACCTTGAACCGTTAATTCCTGATATATCTGTTGTAGGATATCGTCTTTCAATACCGCCTTGCGGATGTATGATAAAGTTTTCAAGTTTAGCGCAACCATTCTGGTAATAAGCACTGTTATACTGGCCCCATAAGCGCTGAGAAACAATTCCTTGTGTGAAGTTATTTCTTAATACATTTGATGCCATTAAATCACCTCGTGGCTATGATTCCCTGCTCTTTCGATATGAACATATGGGAGTCTTTCTACAGGCTCTGTGCCACATTCTTCAATTGTTCTGAAATAAGTTGTAGCTTGAGCATTTTTAAGTGGTGTTAGAACTAAGTTGTAGTTCTGCAAAATCATCTGCATTAAAACATTGTTTGCAGGTGATAGCTTTTGACAAAGTAAGAAAGCTAAGTTATACCCTATGAGGTAGCAAATTTCATCTCTTGCTACTTCTGGGTCAAAGGTATCCATCATTACATAAATTTCTGGTCTGTCTTCATTTGTCAAAAACTTGTTTCCAATAACTTCATATGGATATGAAGAACGCGGAACAACGCGTAAAATACCCTGAGGGAGCAGAAAACCATGAGTCCAGCCCCCTTCTGGGTAGTCGTAGTCTGGGTCATATACAACCCTTGTTAAAAGGAAATTCCAGTCACATTCTCCCAAAACATTTAGTACTGCATTTCGGTAATAAGTTTCGCACATCTGTGCTTCGTAAATATTATTTGTAATATCTGCTTGCGTAATCTGCTTCCCGTGTTCACCGAGAGCAATATTAAATATTTGAAGTTTGGTCATTTCTTAATTTCCTTTGCTACATTTTTCTTAATCTGTGTTGCAACCTTGTCTACAGCCTTCTCAATGTTTTCTTTGTGAAATTCCTGAGTCATTGTAGGAAGCTGAAAAGATTCCTCTTTCTTCTCTGGTTTAGGCTCTTCGGCAGGTCTAAAACATGGATTGCCTTTAATCTGGTCTTCATCAAACAAGACCAGTGCGCCTTCGCGCACCAGTCTATTATCAATGAAACATTCTCTAGTACAGATGTACTGTTTCATAAGCAAACCTTAGTTAAAGAGTGGGTAAACATTACCAGCAACCTTACCAGCTGTCATAGCTGTTGAAGATGTTGTATCTGGTGTAGCTGTTACCTGAACATACTTGTAACCTTCAGGAAGGATAATATCAAACATCTTACCGACCTTGAGGTTTGCCTTTGCAACTGTCTGTGTATAAACATCAACATCGCTTGAAAGAGCTCCAGATGAAAGAGCCTTAGCACATTCAACCTTGAATGTTACGCCTGATGATGTTCCGTCAAAATCTTCTGTAACTTCAACTTCACATTTCCAGAGAGCGATTTTGTCGCCATACTCAAGAATGTTTGAAGCTACTGCTGAGCTTGTTACAGCCTTATCTCTTGTATAAGTACCAGAAGAAAGGTTGCCGTATAAATCTCTGTGTTCTTCTCTAAGCATCTTTATTTCTCCTATCAGCTTACAACTGCTTCTGTGTCGAGCATCTGGCCACATTCATGAATGATGAAGTTGTCAAACATAATGTCACCGATAGCGTTCTTATGAACTGCATCTGCATATGTAACAGGTGAAACCTTTCCGTCGTATGCTTTTCTCATTGCGAGAATAACATCTGCTGTTGTCCAAATTTCTACGCTGTTCTTATACTCTGCTGGGATTGATGCAAATGCTTCATAAAGAGCATCAGCAATCTTACCTTCAGATGTTGAATTACCACATTCAATATTTGCAATTCTTACAGCAGTTCTTGTATCAGCAATTGAAAGACCAAGTGTCATAGCAATCTGTGACTTTGCAATTCTTACATTGCCACCCTGTCCGTCAAGAGCATTTTCGAAATCCCAATGGCGATATACGAGACCGTTGTTCTCTTTGTATCTTGGATAAATCAAAGAAGGAGCCATGCCACCCTTTGCAACCAAGAGAATAGAACTCTGGCTATTAGCTGTTGTACCGCCACAAGAAAGTGTGCAGTAATCATACTTAGCGCCACCAGCCATTCTGTGATGGTCTGTGACCTTGTTGAATCTTGGCATGAAACCGAGGATTGTGTTCTTGTTGTTGTTTGGATTACCGTAAAGGATTCCCTTTTCTGCTTCCATACCACAAGAGCGCATTGCTACAGCATCATTTCTCCATCTTGTTGCTTCTTTGAATGGTGAAACTTCGTATGTCTTCTCGTTGATTTCTGTCCAGATTTCAACCATGCCAAGACCTTCTTCGACCTGTGTCCAATTGCCTTTCTTAGCCTTTGTACCGAGGTCAAGACCTGTCCATTCTGCTTCTGGATAAGCTGTGATTTTACCTGTGACATCTCTGAGAGCATCAGAAGCCTGTCTCCATGTAAATGAATTTAGAAATGTGGTAGCCTTACCAATTTCATCAACCATAGGAATCAATTCCTGATTGTGGGTCTGTTTGGCTACATCACTGAGTGTTAAATAATTAGGATTAAGTCCTGCCATTTAATTTTCCTCACTTTTGTTAATTTGATGATTTTGAGTAGTCAACTGGGCATCCTTCAGGCAATGTAGGAGAACTAATGGAACTGACAGCTCCAGAATCCTCTCTGACCATAGCACCAACACGGCTTAAAGCTTCCCATACTGCTGGCAATAAACTTGCACCGCAACTATCGAGCTGTGCCTGTAATGTACCATCAGCATCGTTTAAGGCCTGATATCCTCTAGCCATAAGCGCACGCTTTGTGTCATAGTCCCTGCCCCAAGAAGCCTTCATAGTCTTCTCTGCAAGTTCTCGTCCCTTTTCAAGCAATCCCTGTTTAACCTTACCGTTGGCCTCGTTTACCTTAGCGATAAACTCTTCCGCTTGGTCTTGTGTAAACTTCATGCTCTTGCACAACTCGACAAAAGTCTCCTGTGCGTTTCCAAAAGGGTCATCTTCAGCAGGGATTGTTGTCTTAAACTCTCCGTACTGAACTTCCACTGGCTCTGCTTCTTCAACTGGTGTTGGTTTGTTTTCCATCAATCCTTTAATTGCCTGTCCCAGTGTTTTGTACTGAGCAAGGTTCTCATCGGCTTTCAGGTCATCTGGAAGCTGTGCCATCCATGCAGGTGTCTTACCTGCTTCCTGTCCTTTACTCAGGTTACCCTCATCTGCTTCGCTTCCATCAACTGCGCCTGCATCAGCACCAGTATCAGGTTCAAGATACATTTTTGGTTTTCCCATCATGTCAAACATCAATTCTCCTCTCTAGGACGCTTACAAGAGCCCCTAGATAGCAAATATTTCACGAGGTCTTCTAATCCTTCCTCGTCTAATACCCCGATTTCCTCTAGCTTGCGTACAACCATGTTGTGTGCAACCTTTTGGCTCTCGCTGGTAATATCACTTAGTAATCCACTAAGAAGTATCCAAGAGCTAAGCTCTTTGATTCCTTCTGGTGTGTTATAAAACTCCATCAGCTCTGCGCGATGAATATAAACTTCTTTGTCTATCTCAAATTCTTTACTTATCATTGATAAACAGCCTCTCCCGTCTGTCCTACCTGGTTAAGCGCTGTAGTACTCTGCGCGTTATATCCAAGATTCTTAAGCACCTGACTCTGTGCAATAGCCTGCTGTTGCTGAGCTTCCTGTTGCTGTTGCTGTGCCATCTGCTGTTCAATCTTGTCTCTTTCGCTGATTTCTCTGATACAGCTCTGTGGTAGTCCCTTACTTGTGGCATACTGTCTTGCAATCTCGTTAGAATCGAAATTGACAAGCGTGTTAGGGAACAGCTGTGCAATACTTGCAACAGCTCCAAGTCCTTGTTCGAGACCTGTTGCTTGGTGGTATTGCTTCATTGTTTGTGCCAGCGGTCCATCAAGCTCTAGCTCTACCCTTCCTTCATCTGAAGCTTGTTTAAGTGACATAGGTGGCTCAGGAATTAGGCCAGCTCTCTTCATGATGCTTCTGGTTCTATTTACCAAAGGATTAAGCTTTTCATTCTGCATATTCCCAATAATTGCGGATAATAGGATGAGGCCTTCTCCCTTAAGTTCACTTACTTCATAGGCGGTTCTCTGTCTGTCCTGTCTCATCAATACATTGAACAAATCAGCATAGAACATTCTCTGAATCTGAATCTCAAGCTCCTGAATCTGTGCCTGAAGGTATTGGATATTAAACTGAATCTGTATTGGCTTTACTTCTCCATCTGTAGGGTCTGCAAAGTTTACAGCTCCAGCTCTATACTTAAACTTATTCTGAAGACTAAGCGGGGCTCTCAAGGCTGGATTTACCTGATATTCAACAGCAATGTTGTACTGATTTGTCAGAAAGTTTAATCTCTTAATCAGCGGTAGATATTCAACACATAGACCTACACCATATGCTGAGCCATCCGTTCTCTTCCATCTATGAATAGCTAAAGGAAATTCATCAAATCCGCTTTCGTAGAAAACCTCATCACCTGTCTTTGAATAGTAGAGCGATGCAAATTTCTTGCTTGTTGCCTCTGTGCTTCCTTCAATATAGTCTTCTCTAGGAAATATTGCCTGAACAAAACTAGATTCGGCGTAAGGATTTTCATCAGCGGTGTTTCTAATCTCAGATGGTAGTTTGTCTCCAAACTTCTTGACAGCGTCTCTAGTAGTCATTGTGAACTCTCTAAAGAAGGTATCAACCTCTCCCTGACCATTTTCTGCAATATAACACTCATAAGGATTGTAAGCAGTGAATACTATCTGGTTATGGTCTACATCATCGAGTACCATCTCATAGCTTGTACCTGTAACAAGAGCATCTTCCAGCGCTGTATCACCTGAAACAGCATAAAACTTGCTGTTGGCAAACAGGCTATACTGAAGTGTGGTTACATACTCAAGCCAATCGTTGGCTCCTTCAAGAGAATCACTCTTTTCAAAGTTATTGCCTCTGACAGCGTACTTAAACCATCTAATTGACGGTGAAATGAGATAACCTGCAATGCCGTGCTTACAAGTATTTAAAGCATCTCTAGGAGCTGGATTTCTACATTCTTTGCCCTTAGTTAATCCTGATGCTGGCTCATTTGTTCTGTGTGCGAGAAGGTTTGAAGCTTCTCTCCATTCTGACTCATATCTCTGCCTCTGATTTTTAAGGTAAGTAAGAGTCTGATTTATAAACTTCTTCTGCTCGTCTTTTGTCATAGTTGAAGTTTGACATATTTTGTCAAGTACTTGTTGCTCTCGATTTACACGCTATTTAGTCGGCTTTTTATGATAGCTTTTCATTGACTCCAAAGCGTTTAGGACAGACAGGACCAGTCTGTGAAAACTGTGCGCATATATCTCAGAGCCAAGCTCTTGGAATGTATAGCTGTTGGCGTCTATCTCTGACAGGATTCCTGTAAAAGCGTGATAACACTCATGAACAACAACATCAGTCGTCGGCACGGTATAAAAGATAATCCTACAGCCGTCACAATCCCTTTCATATGTACCCAGCGCTCCTTCTTTCTCTTTATCGGAGTCTGGTCTGATGATGACATCTATAATCCAACCTAGAAAGTCTACTTTCCTCTTCTCTTCCATGATTCAATCCTACGCTTTCTATTGAGCGCTCTAGTTCTTCTTTTAACCTCTGATAAAGAAAAAAACCAAACAGTCTCTTTTCCATGCTTGTCTACAAAAGTGGAAGCTCCTGCAGAGAACAAACCGTCTTTAGTCTCGATAAAGGATGCAATCTCAAGTATGTCTATGCTCCCGCTAAGAAGCTTTTCTACTGTCTTCATCCAGTATCCCTTACCTTCAAACTCTTGAAAGATTGAGATAAACAATACCTTAGCTCTGACGACTCGTTTATACTGATTCACTTCAGCGGTGAAAAAACCAGCCTTCTGGCCGTCTTCTGTGCAAATCCAGAATTTACTACCGCTATTCATAATGTCGTCGTAAATGGCCTGTTTTTGCTTGCCTGCATCAGCTGTATCAAGAAATCTGATGACAGATTCTTTAAACAGATATTCTTCCTTCTTTTGGACTAACTCTAAGTTAACGCTTGCCATACTTACTCCTTATATCGGATAGTAGTCTGTCGGTGATGCATCTCCATCATTAAACGGCAGGTCTACAAATCCCCTTGCGTTCATCTTTTCGTATATATCTCTCTCTTCATTAGTCGCATCTGGTCTCTGGAGCTGGTGTGCAATCTGCGGGTGTACTATGTTTGCTAGGTCATCCAGCCTGTCATCATGTGTCATGTGAGGAAAGGCTTTATATTCCTCGATGATGAAGCTCTGTATCATGTCTTCGTCCTCTCCCTGCCAGTTCTTGTGCCAGCAGTGTTCAGGAAGATATACACGCCCAGCTTCAAATATCGGTATCAGCGCTTCCATTCTCATTCCCTTCTCTACGCTCTGATGTAGCTCTGTTATTGGAAATCGATAGTTCAACCTCTCCATCCTATCTCGGATGTGTTCTATATCCGCCTGAAGGCCTACCTGTTCATAGAAAACGCGCTTTGGCTTATATGTTCTATACAGCTGGAAGAGGATATCAGCTCTCTGTGTTAGCGTGAGTTTGTCGGCTATCAGGTCTATGACATAATAGTTATCAAGAGAATCCAGCCCTATTACCCAGAAAACGCTGTTATCACGCTTTCTTCCCACCTTTCCAGCAGGGTCCACAAAGATGTAGATGTTAAGGCCTGCGGTGATGTTAGGCGTCCAGAATTTAAGCCATTCATCTTTAAATCCAATAGAGCTTCCCTGCTTGGGGTCACATAGCCACTGTGTAGCAAAAGTACTGCTCCCTGATTCCTTGCGTTTCTGAACCAGCTCTTCAGCGCTAAATCTGATGCCAACGCCGTTCTTGTCCATGCAAGGCTGTACTATCGTAGCTAATGTTCCTTTCTTGGAAATATATTCATACAATTCATGGTAAGTGTAGTATGTCCCAACAACACAAATCTTGGTGTGTCCGCCTGTACCTGTACTCATTGTCATGTCAAACGCGTCGCAGGTCTTCTGGATGCTGTCTGATGTCTGGACAGATTCAAGCGTGCTACAGTCATCAAAAATCAGCTTCTCACAGTGATATCCTGTCAATTGCTTAAATATACTGGCACACTGTAAAGTCGCTTCCTTAGAGCGTCTTTTACGCTTTACATTGAGCTGTGTAGCTTGCCAGATATCCTGTGGTTGTTCATCCTTCCACAACACCTCTGGATACAAGCTCTGGAGCAGGTAGTTCTCCTCTAGTTCTTTTTTTATGGGATTAAAGAAGAGCTTTTGAGCAATATCCTGACTATAGCTGTAAATTGCAATAGTGCTTTCAGGCTCCATTACAATCTCTCTGATAGTGCTTGCTATAGTGATAACAGTACTCTTAAAGTGCTCTCTGGATAGTATCCATTGTCTACCGTACTTATGCTCTGATACTTCATGACATAGAGCATATCCCCAGTCATTGTCTAGGTAATCCATGTGTAGGATATACACAGCAAAGAAGAAGAGACTAGACTCACCAAGCTTCCTGAAAGCTCCCATAGTCTGGCCTGATTCTTTAGCCTGCTCTAATACCTGTTTAACAGTATAATGCCATTCCTGTCTTGTTATAGAAGGTCTAGGGAAGTTAAGCTCTGCTATTTCCATCTATTTCCTTATCAGCAATCTTTTTAATTGTTTCTTCAAGAGCGGTGTCCAGTGCTATATTCACCTCTGCCTTAGCCTCTGCTTTAATAACCTGTGTGTCACTCCAGCCTCTATTCTTAAGAGCAAAGATAACGCCCACCTGATTCTTAGATGTGACCAGCTGTGTCTCTAGATATTCATCGAGTCTAGAGAAAGCATTCGCCAACATATTATGAAGGGGATTTGCCTCATTCTGGCTCTCTGCTATTAACTGCTGTCTAGAGCCAAATCCAAGAGCTAGGGCCAATCCTGTCTGGGTCGGCACTTGATGTGAATTGAAGTACTCCTGAATCTTAGAATCCAATTCCTGCTCTTGTTTCTTGAGCAATCTTGCCTCACCTGATTTCTTTCCCAGTTCACGCTGTTTTTCAACCGAATTATTGCGGAAATTGTTCTTTTCAAAAGCGGTTGCCTTGTTTTGACTCTCGCGGTTCAGCTCTTGGTTCAATTCTGGTTCTTTCATGGCTTCACTATACACTTTGTCAAGAGCCTTGTGTGTTCTCGATTTACACCAAAAAAGAGGGCCCAACACTTTAGGGCCCAAATTAAGGAGTAATGAATGAAAAAGAATCCATATACCAACATCTTACCACAAAAAACCTTTCTGAGCCGTCTCGATTTACAGCTGTAACTCCTTATCTGATATGGAAATAAAAATTTTTCAAAAATGCTTGACCAACATATACCAGTCCGTGCTATACTAACAGTGTCCCAAGCGGGACGACGGTTTTTTACATTGATAGCGTAGGACAGAGGAAAAGCACTTCATACAAAAGCTGGTAGTTAATAGCAGGTGACTACTAGGAAGTGGGTTGGTTGACAACTAGGAAGTTCAACTCCTTTAATTTTGAGCTTCCTGATGGTCACTAGACCGAGGAGACACATATGACAGATTTACTGAACATGGAAGCAAGAGAAGACAGAAGTTACAAGGTTGGAGACATTTATCCAAGCATTTACACCTATGGTGATGAAGTTAGGCTGGTTAAGTTCTTCATGGTAACTAAGAACACTGGAGCCTCCGTAACACTTCAAGAGCTTCAGACAGAGCGCAAGTACTACGGCAGAGATGCTGAAGAGCAGAAGCTAGTGGATGAAGGTAGAAGCTATTACGACACACCTTGCACAATAGAACCTATATCAGATGGTGAGTACTACTTCCCTCTTGGAAGAGCAATCACCAGAAAGATTAAGGACTACATTAAGACAGGTGAGTATTGGTACTTAAGCTACAAGTGGAGCGGAAGACCTCTTGAAATCTACAACTTACATTGAGTTCTTAGGCGAGCATCCTCTAGGGGTGCTTGCTCAAGGGTTCAACCCTTAGAAGGAGACACACATGAATAACAACAGAAGAAGAGAATTGAAGGATGTCACAATTTTAATCGACAAGGCTCACAGCCTTCTTATGGAAGCACAGGAAGAGCTCGATAGAATCGCAGGTGAAGAGGAAGAGTCTTATGACAATCTTCCAGAAGGTTTGCAGGATTCTGAGAGGGGCCAGCAGATTGAAGAAAACTACGAGAACTTGTTTGAATGGTCTAACGACCTTGAAAACAACAGAGACGAGCTTTCAGATATCATCGACAAACTTCAAGAGCTTGGCGAATTTGACATTTATCAATAGTCGAAACCCCTTCGGGGGTCTTGCAGAACTGGTCTACTGCAACTGATGAGACAGACCAAAAAGAGACACATATGAAAGCTTATAGAACAATGGTTGGTGGATTCTCAATTCAGGAAGTTGAGATTGAACGAATGACCTCGAGTTATGTATGGTTACAAACAGGAAGAAAGACTCTGAAAGATGGGGATTATTTTCAATATTTTGAATCATTTAGAGTCGCTCAGCTCTACTTAATCAGAAAAGCTCAGGCAAATATCCGTTACTGCACAAGAGAAATTGAATCTCTCAATAGTTCAATTAAAAATAATCTGGACGAGCTTCAAAGATTATACGAAACACTAAAACCAGTCGAAACGCCGTGAGGCGTCTGCCAGAGACGAGCTACTGGCACTGATGATGACAGCTCAAGGAGACACACAATGAATGACAAAATGTACGATTTAATCATCGCTAAGGTACAGGACGCAAGACACGATTGGGAGCTTGCCAGAACAAGAAACATGAGCCACAGAACTTTTGACGAGAAAGCTCAGGTCTTAGAGTTTAAATCAGAAGAGGCTTGGAATCGATACGCTGGTATGGTAGAATTAGCTCACACTTTGGGAGTTAATATATGACAGAAGCACAGAAACGCGCAAACGCTAAGTACCGCAAGGCAAATCAAAGACAGCTTTCTATAAACTTTTACAGTCCTAGAGAACATGAACTATACAATTGGTGTAAAGCTCAGGGCTCTAGCGCACTTAAGCAGATTCTTTGGAAAGCTAAAGAGCAGAATGACAAAATAGGGGGTTAATAAGCCCCCTAATTTTTTTGCCCAAAAAAAGAGGACGCTGTTGGTGGCCAGCGTCCAGATTGCGTAAATAAGAGATACTGTCACATGAAAAAAAACAATTGCAAGCATCCACCACTGCCTGTTAAATCCTAAAAATCCCTGTAAGCTCGAAAGCTATGGTCAAGTACAGGGCCCGCGCTAATAAAAAGAGATATGCCCAACGGGCAACTGGGAAGCATGGAATCGAACCATGATAGTCAGTACCAAAAACTGATGCCCTACCACTGAGCGACTTCCCAAATATGCTGGGTGTGAACCCAGCGCCATAGTCCAGCCTACCTACTTTTCTATGGTTGAGTACTTGAGCTGTATTCTGCTCCAGCAATTATTTTGAGTCCTCGCTGGTGGACAAGGTATCTTCGACTCCTTTAGTTCTCAAGAACCGCTGGAGTTCTTCACAATTAAAATCTACGAAATCCTGCTCACGGCAAGGTCCGTAAAATTCACAATTCTCACATTTAGTCATCTTTACCTGCGTCTAAAAACGACTTAACCGCAAAGAAAACAACTAAAACAACTAGGAAAATCACCATAATCATTTCAACCTATCCACGCGCTCTAAAAGAAAAATAACATCGTATAACTTCTTTTGCGCTAAAGCATCTGTAGTAAACTTGATGGTATATTTGATTCTGCGCTTTGCTTCCTCAAGTGATACCGTCTCAATATCTTTATTTAATCCTTCTTGCATTTTGCTTTTCCTCTTGGATGCTCACTATGTTTACAGCGTTTACTGGATTGTGTTTCCTTGAAGATGAATCTCTTCTGGCACTCCACATCTTTAGTCGCTTTATAAAACTCTTCTGACAGCTTTAGTTCTGCGCATATTCTTTTATGCAGTTGAAAACTAGGAAGCGTACTTCCATTGACGATTCCTGTTAAATGCTCCCTGCTTATATTTATCGACTCTGCAAAGCTAGTTAGGTTATGACCCTCAGCTTTCAAAGTTTTTCTTAAAATTTCTCCGTAAGATAACACTCAAATTTCTCCTAAAAAATCTCTTGCAAAAACATCTTTGGCTTTCTGTGATATATAGCAAACTTTGTTGTACTCTTCACATAGCGGAGCATCGACAGGGAAACCTGAAGTTCTACAAGATTTCCACTCAGGATAAACTGGAATCTCCAACAATAATTTCTTCATCTTCGGAGACAAGTCCCTTCCCTTGTTCATATTGCTCATAGATTTTGTTGCTCCTTTCTAATTGCTCAATTTCGTAGTCTGTCGGCCAGTCAAAAAATGTTCTGCCATCTGGAGCCACTCCCCCTTCATCAATTAGCTTGAGGAGTAGCTCTTTATATCGAATATCAAAAGTCTTGCAACACTCTCCCAAAGATGAGAAATATGTTACATCACTACCTGTAATTGCCTTGACCCAGACAGCTTTCATTTACACCTCAAAATGGTACATCAGCAGAGAAGATATCCTCTAACTCTTTAGAGCTGGCTGTAGCTGTTTCAGACGATTCTTTTCTGCCACCAATCAGCTGAATACTATTAACATCAATGACAACCTTACTAAACTTCTGGTCATCTTTTTCCCAGCGTTCCTGTTTAAGAGAACCTGAGATGCCAACCTTCTGACCTTTAAGTAAGAATCCTTTCAGAGAATCCCCTGACTTGCCCCAGAGGTTACAATCAAGATAACTTACATAATCCTCGAACTTGTCTCCGTTCTTCTTACTCTTGTTAGATGCAATAGTGAACTTCACTACTGTGTTTCCTGAAGAGGATGCTTTTACCTCGCAATCCTTTGTTAAATTTCCAATTAAAACTACATTGTTTAAATCTGTCATATTTTCTCCTAAAAACCACAAGCTTCTCTCATATCAGGAGCTTGCATTATCATTGATACACCTTCTCTCATACGAGAGATAATATGCTCATCGAACATCTCTTTAAGCTGTTGTCCGCTTAGGTTACCAATTAAAACTGTTTTCTTGCCTGACGCGTGCCGTGAGACTAGAATCTTCTGAAGCAAGTTTTTGTTGTACTCGCTCCAGCTCTTCGGATTAAGCTCATCGACAACTAAAAGTCCAATATTTGAATACTTAGTTATTACACTGTTATCAAACTCAGCTTTGTACTCATCAACCAAGTTATCCATCGTACGATATAAACCCATATCCATACCGCCGTGGTCCCTATTCCAGCTATTAACCATTGCACAAGCCAGCGTTGTCTTTCCGTTGCCTACAGTTCCCAGAACAACTAAGCTGGATGCTCCATACTTCTGTTTTGCAAGGCGGAGAATATCTCCAGCTGTTACAGGTTTGTCACCATTACTTGCCTTTGGAATCTCACTATTATTACCTAATAAGACCCGCATCTTTCCAATCAGTTTTTCCTGCTCATCATTCTTTGGCTCTAAGCTGTCAAGAAAAACGCCCTTAAACAGCTTTGGAACACCTGAGATGATAAAAGACTCGTTACTATAAAACATCGAAGTCTATGCCCCCATTTTTTGCCTGATACTTAGACATTTCATCTTTACTGTTACAGATTGTTTTAGAAGTGATGGATTTTTGTGGTTTATTTTCCCAAACAGCAATCATCTTGCCTTTCCAGTTTTTAACAGCCTTTCCAGAACTATCTTTCCAATCTTGAGCTGTGTAGTAATCGTAGAACTGCTTAGCATCTACACCCTTGTCCCGCTCTGAACAGTATTCCTGAACCTCTTGAAGGGTTGGAGGCTCGAACTTATATATATTATTCTTACCTATCCTATCCTTACCTATCCTATCCTGTGTCAACGACTCGTCCACGACTCGTCCACGACCCGTCGACGGATGCTCTGAATACGCGTTGTTTTCATCCAGAAAAAGCTGGCCCTTTTCATCCATGTACTTAGTTTCGTTGTAGGTATCTTTTCTGATGTAGTTATGGATAAGCCAATGCTTAATAACTAAGACTCCAGACTCAAATCCAATAACGAACTTCTTACCAATTAGTATGTTCATGTCATCAATTGATGCTCCGCACTGTCTCATAATGCTCTTAGGACTATTAACAAAACCGTCATCATCGGCCAGCATACATAAGGTAAAGTACAAACATCTGGCGCTCATCGGCATATCCAGAAAAGAATCTGAAAGCACGATACTCTTTGCAAACATTCTGCGCTCAGCCATTAAGCAACCTCCTCTATAGTCTCAAAGATTACCCCGTAGCTTTTAAGCTCACGAATTGGAAGAAGATACCCAGTTGCATTATCTCCCATGCGAACCACTTCAAAAGAACTAGCCTTAATAAAGCTCTTCATCATGTTCATGTTAATCAGATATACTCTGTGAGCATTTGGCAAAAAGTAAGCAACAACATCTGCTTGAGTCTTTGCAAAGCAACCGATATTTCCAGAGGTAGTCAGCTCATAGGCAATATTCCCTGTTCTATCAGCCTGAAAGTCTGTTTTAATCTCAAGCTTAAAGAACTGCCTAGAATAGTTTTCAATTAGAAAGTCAACATCCTCTTCTTGATATCTTTTGTCTTTTCTGACATCAATAACCTGTCTAATTGACGGCCTGTCTTGTAAAATATTCCAGATAGTATGCTCGCCTACTGCTCCAGCTCTTAAACTTGTATCAAAGTCCTGCATCTTCCTTGTACCTCAGCTCTGCCCTAATCTTTTTCCAATACAGATACTGCTCATGGTAGTAGTCTGCATCCCGCTTCATTTTGACCTTGTGGATATCTTCCTCTGTCAGCCTCAACAAGGCGTCTTCATTGCCGTTGTATGCGTCGTCCATGTCAAACAGCCTATCTACTTCTTCAGGACCATATAGCTCTGATAAATGCTCCATGAATTTATGCTGTTCTCCGTAGTTAAACCTGTTACAGGTGTGGCACTGAGGCCAGCAGTTTGTCGGCTCAAGCTCTGTAGCTCTTTTCTGGCGTACAATCCCATGCCCACCATCTGCCTCAGAAATTGTTAGGTTTCTGCCACAGGTAAAGCAGGTTACAAGGCCATTCTCTGAAGCTTCTTGTAAAACTCTAGCTCTTTGAAACTCACTCATTGCCTTCTCTCGCTCTGTGCTAACCTTCATTTTCTTTTTCTTCTTAATCTGCATTTTCTTCCTTCAGGATTATCCCGTATTCATTTGCAAGGATGTGCATCTCTTCAATAAGCATTGCACAATCTTCAGTAGAGGCATCCGCCTCGCTAATACCGACAGGCAAGCCCCTAAACATCACATCTACACCAGCGTGTTGTTTAATCGGGTATCCCCGCTTTATCGCAACTCTCTTTAAGTAGTTCTTGACATCTTCGAACTCGTTGCCTGTCTCTTGACAGAACTGCTGGATGTGACCGTTCAAGTGATGATTCTGGCTGTGAGCTCCAGTGCTTCTTTTCTTCACCTCTGGCTCAACAATGCAATGCACTCTTCTTCCCTTGAAACGGCATACCGCTAAGATGTTTTCCATCTGAGCTTTATAGTTCCACAATCCGTCAGGCGATGTTAAAACTTCAAACCTCATCAAGCAGTCCCCAATTCTTTTACATACTTCGTAAGAATCTCTGGACAAGAAAGATTCTTGTATACTCTCAAAAAGTAATCGTTTGGATTGCCTTCTGGAGATAAACTACAGAAACCTCTTAAAGGGCAATCTGAACAGTTGTCCCATTCCTCAGCCTTGATTCTAAGAAGTAAATATTCCTGCAACATTCTGCTTCTAATTGCATCTGCCTCAGCTTCCTTTCTAAAAGCTTCCATGCGCATTTCAGCCCTTTCTTGAGCACAGAACTCATTTGCCTCTTCTAGGCATCTTGCATACTCCCAAGCTTCCATATGCACCTCAAGAATGATTTGCGTAGTACTTCATGCACTTGTTCAAAAATTCAGGAGTAAAGTCTTCCTCTTTTGTCCAGCCGTTGTCTTTTGCAGTCTTAGAAGTCAAAGCCATGTTGACAAAATCGGGCACCATCTTTTTCAACTGTTCTAAACTAGAGCCAGATTCTTCCTTTTTCTGCTCAGGTTCTTTCTTTGTCGTTTCGTTTACAGGGTCTCTAAAGTCATCAGCCTCTTCTTCGGAATAGATTCCTGAGTATGCAAGCTTAGACAACTTGAGAACTACTCTGTCGTACATTCTCTTAAATGCCATCGCATATGGATATCCATTCTTACAGTTTGCATTTGAGACTTCACCAACCTCATAAAGTCCCTGCTCTGCGTTACAGTATGTGTATACTAAAGAACCGCCGAAACCTTCCTTGTCTAATGTGACACTGGCAGGGTCAAACTTGTTCTCCAGTTTGTCGTTAATTTTCAAACAGGCATTGTGTGATGTAATAAGACCCGTATAGGCCATTTTGCCTGATTTTGTTTCATTCATCAGAATCCAGAAGTCACCTTCATCAAGGCCATACTTCTTAGAATTGATAATCTCAAGAGCTAGCTTTCTAGACTCTTCGTACTTTGGGCTCTGCCATACAGGGATTTCTCTTCCTTGTTTTGCAGAATACTCTGTGGTTTTTTCGTTAAACATACCTCTCTCCTTGCTTCCTAAAGCAACTCTGTGCTATGCTTACCGTCAGGTTGGCGTGTGTCTCCTGAAAGTAATTAGGAAGCTAACCATTTGGGGTCAGGCGGTGCTGGCCCCTTTTGTTTTGCCGAGTCAAGGATTCGAACCTTGAAGAATGATTTTGGGAATACTGCTTATAGAAGGATTTTCTTGCTCCAGCCTCGGCTATATTACTTAAGCGAACTGTATCTTTCGCTTTAAGTCCTCTAATGAAACTAAATAGGTTTTGCCATCCCTTTGACAATTTACCTTTCCGTTGTAGGCCCAGTATTGGATAGTTCTAATACTTACACCTGTTGCCCTGCTGGCTTGTTTGCAGGTTACCCAAGTCTCCTCTTTGTCTTTTGCGTCAATTTCCAACATCTCAGTTATCATCTGAGCGATTGAATTAAGACCATCTCTTAACGCAACTAACACTTCTTTGTTATTCATTAACAACTCCTTAGCTTGTAAACTCTTCATTTACACTACCAGTTATATAGCATCTGTTTGTTGTTGTCAACACCTAAAGTAACAGCATCTGTTATTTTTTCTATTATTTTTGCAAATTTTGTTTGATTTCTTGCGCAATCGCTGTTAAATTGTGTTTTTACAGAGGTGTTTATGATGGATAATGAAATTTATGGATTCTGGGAAAGACTTTCTAAACTTGCAAAACAAAAGGATTTAGCTCTCAAACAAGCTTGCGAAGATGCTAAGCTGAGTTATAACGCAATACTTAACAAAAAAGTTCAGGGTAAGCGCCCAGCGTTAGATAAAATTACTGTATTAGCAGAAATATATGGTACAACTATTGATTATTTAGTAACAGGAAGAGAAGCTGGAGCAAGTGGTTGTATGCTCGCTTTCTCGTTTGACGAAGAACAGATAATTATGGAATATAGAACCCTCGATTCAGAACATAAAGCAGAAATCTACAGCCAGATTCTACGAGCAAAACAGGATATGTTCTCAAAAAGTTTGAAAAAAGAGAGCTCCATCTCTGGTATCAAGGTAGGATGATAAAATAAAAACCCCTGTTAATTAACAAGGGCCTCTAACATTCCTTCTTGGTATTGATATATCTCATCCACACAATCAGCCACAGCCTTTAAGTGTGATACTCTAAACTTTGTATATCGCTTCTGCATATCATTGTGTGCTTTCTGGTGTTCCCAGCCACAATATTCACTTACAAGAGCATCATTAACTCCTGCGACAGTACAGTTAGTATTGAATGAGCGCCTGAGCGTGTGCGGGGTCATGTCCTGCCAAAGTTCTTCGTGCTCTTTATCTTTCTGATTAAGACCAGCTTTAAGATATTCAAATCCCTGATATATCCAAGCTTCAGGTTGATTAAAATAACGCCCGTTTATACCGATAGGCAAAGAATCTAAGATGTCCACTGCTCTCTGACACAGTGGAATACTTCTCTTAATATGGCACTTTGGGTCTTCTTCCCTCTGTTTAGAACCCTTACCTTTAACTTGTCTATCAATTGTAAGAATCGAGCCAAAAACCTGAGACCTGTTTAATCCGAGAAGCTCATTCCTTCTCATCCCTGTTAAAGCCAGAAGAGTAAAATAAGCCCAGAACTGATAGTCAACAAATAAGCCTTGCTGAGTAACCACCCAAGCAATCCATTCATTAGGAATAGAGTACATTTCTTTTTCTTTATAATTGATTCTTCTTTGCTGGAAGAACGGAGAAGCGTTGATAATACCATCTTGCCACGCTTCAGTGAAAAGGACCTTGCAGACCTGCTGATAAAAACAGGAAGTTCTTCTTAGTCCTTTTTCTAGTACGATATACTCGACAATTTCTTTGGCATCTCTTCTGGATACTTCGTCAAGTCTATATTCAAGAAGCGCTGGACAATGCTTATCTAATATCTTTTCTATGTGTTTGCTGGCGTTAGCTACCTTATAAGCATACTCTTCTGTATAAGAAGAACCATCTATCTTAGAGCGCCTATATTTAGGATTTGTGTCAACACTTGCATACTTTTGAAGCTCCAGCCTCAAGGTTGGAACTACGGGTAGTGTATTTTGTCTCTTGTATTTTTCGATAAATCTGATGGCATCTTCGTAGTTAGAAACACCAGTAGAAACTCTCTTCCTTACTCCATTTTCTTCCTTACAATGAAAATAAAAAAATGGATACCCTTCGATTTTATAAGGTTTACCACACCTCATTATTACCCCCTTTGCGTAAACGCAACACATAGAGTGGGTACAAAGCACCCACTTTTTCGGTAGGGCTGGAGAATCTAACTTCTTTTATTATAACACTATAGCTTCTTTGCGGGAAGGGCTATGAGAGCTTGAGGTTAGCGCACTGCCTTACTGAAAACCTTGCATTTACTGCGTTAAAACAAGGGTATTATATTTTTTTTGCGCACAAATCTCAAGCGTTTTCGCTCGTCTGGGTACAAAAGTACCCACCTTTTTTGGTAAAGTGGGTACTTTCAAGGGGAGTTTCAAGGTGACTTTATTTTAAGAGCTGTCGAGCTCCTGTAATTACTACTGCAGTGAGCAGACCAGTAAGAGTAATGTTTAGTATGATACTCTTTGTCCTAGAAGTCTGAAGGACAACTAAAGATTTCTCTGCATTGTTCAAGAATAGCTTCGCTTTCTGCAATTCTGCGTTCGCTGTCTCTAATGACTTCTTGGTTGTCTGCAAGTTCGTCTCTAATAGATTTAACTGTTTGTCTTTCTCGTCTAAGACAGTCTCTAACTGATTCAACTTGTTCAATAGAGATAGATTCGAGCTCTTCAGAGAGCTCAAGTTCTGATTCAATACTGTCCAATTGTCTGTCAAGATTTCGAAGTTCTTTCTTAGCACTTCTGTATTCTCTTGAGAAATATCTGATGCCCAGATAACTGAGCAACCCAGCAACAAGGCCAGCAAGAACAAGCTTAATAGTTTTTTTAACATCAGCCATTAGCCTTTCTTTTCTTCGTCTTTAAGCTTGGATTCGGCCTGTCTGATAAGTTCCTTATCATCTGCTGTCTTTACGAGAGAGAAGTTATCAAGAAAGTTAATAATCTTTCTAACTACTCCATCATCTTTAGTAGATGGTGTAAGACCAACAACAATAGATGAAACCAAAATAACACCACAAACAGCACTAACAATAGAGCCCCAGTTTGCTTTAATCCATTCAATAATTCCTGACATAGATTTTCTCCTTTTTCTATTTATTCACATCAAACCATTCTGGCTTTCCGATGTGTTTAGTCCTTAACCAAGACTTAAACAGAGCCGTCAAGTACCAGTCTCCGTCTAATTCTTTGAAATAATATTCAGCTACTTTAAGAATCTCTTGAACATTGTCTGAATAGTGATTCATTAGTATAAGCATCTGTGTTCTACAGTTGTCTTTTTCTAATCGTTCAAGTTGTTTGGTTATAAGTGTTAGTTTCCCGTTTCTTTCATCCTTTCTGTTAATTAAATACTGGATGAAAGTCCAGAGCCCTGCGGAGCCAATACAAGCAACTACAACCTGCCAAATCATTTTCTACCTCTGAGTAAAACATACAATAAAAAGTCAAGTAGCATACGCTCTCGATTTACACGCGAAAACTATTGATTAAATTACGCGAGTACTATATTATGTGAATTGGTTGACATTACCTCCATTAAAGACAGCATTGGAAAAATTAAAGACAACTAGACCTCAAGCTGGTTGTCTTTTTTTTGCTTGACATTTGCGATGCATCGCAATATACTCCAGAACTATGAGGGATTCCACACAAAAACTAAAGGATATTCAGTACCACAAAAAATGCAACCGTATTGTACTGACATATCCACCACACGAGACACACGCTTACCAAGAGGCAAAAGCGCTTGGTACATCGCACATTAAATTGCTTATTAAAAGAGAGGTTAGCAAAAATGGAAACAAACAAGGAAAAAAACAACAAACTAGTTAGTTCTTTTCTACTATCACTTGAGGCTGATAACTATTCTGAAAACACCATCAGAAGCTATCGTACTGGCATCAATCAATTTATGGAATTTTATGGTGACAGAGACTTTCTGGATGTTGACTATCCAGATGCTGAAGACTATAAAAATTCCCTGTATATTAGTGGCAAGTCTTCTAATACAATTTCACTTAGAATCGCACCGCTTAGAGAGTTTTCTAAGTATGTTAGAAAAAGGGTAAGGAAAACTTACCCTCAATTTGAAAATGTTTTCGAAGATTTGACATTACCGCCTAAGAAAAACAAGAAAGAGAAAATTATCTGGAAGCCAGAGGAACTTATAGAATTATCAGATAAACTATGGAACGCTGGTAAGTATACTGAGTCTTGTCTAGTAGCCTTAGATTTATATTCTGGTAGAAGGCGCTCTGAACTGAGAAGTTTTTCTGTAGAAGATTTTCAGGATAATAAGCTTATCTGCGATGGTAAACTCTATCAATCTGATGCTATTAAAACAAAAGGTAGAAACGGCGGTAAGTATATCCAGTGCTATATCGATTCTAAAATCAAAGCGCATGTTCGTAAATATGTAGAGAAATTTGGAATAACATCGGGGCTTTTGTTCCCAAATGTTACAGATAGTACTATGGGTTGCTATATGGAAACTATCAACAAATATACTGATAAGCACTTCCATTGGCACGCAGGAAGACATACCTTTGCAACATCTCTATATGATGAAGGAGTTCCTGATGATATTATTGTAGAGCTTGTTGGATGGAGTAGTGCTAATATGCTAAAAGTCTACAACGACAATACAAGAGAACAAAAGATTAAAAAGTTTTTTGCATAAAAAAACAGCCAGGGTGAACAGTTCCTGGCTGAATCGACTGTGAAGTCTGATTTTTAGTAAAAAAAAATAGATACCTTGATTATATAAAAAAAGGCACCTGTCTTTCAACAGGCACCAAGCTCAATGGACGAGAGGTACTCGTCACAATAAATAGTAGCAATAATAATGCTCTTTATCGGTGCTTCTGTTTCAGCCATTTGACAAGACCTATGTTACATTTCAGCCCTATGTCCAACAGGCATTTATCTTCTTTATCGTAGGCACAGCATTTGCAAGTTGAAATCATATAGTTTGCAAATTCCTCATTCGGCAAACTGTTCAGCCATTCTCGGTTGGTCATTTCTGCTCCTCATATAAATCACCTTTCTTAACGATATGAAACCTAGTGCAGTACATACAGAACGGATTGATTAGCTGTGGATTTGCATAGTGTTTACAGTCCTTGCAACGAAAATCAACCCATTCTGCGTATCCGTCATATTCTTGTGCAGACATAGTTCTGTCGGTCATATCTGCTCCTCGTATGGTGGTAGTTTATGCCAACAAAGTAATCCGTCTTTCATATAGTTAACTTCTGACCAACCGAGTACACAAGGAAATCCATTGTTGTATAGACAGACATACCAACAATTAGGTTGTGGTTCTTCTCTTGTCCAAAAGATTTTAGATAGTTCGGCATCTTTTCTGCCTTGAAAGTACATCTTTGTGTATAGATTTTCTTCCATTTCTGCTCCTTAATAAGGCAAGTTATCGTACCTTAATTATATCAGATAACAGGAAATAAATAAATAAAAAGAGGAGTATTTCTACTCCTCTCGATAATGCTCCTTATCAAGTCCTAAAATTGTGGTATTTTGTGCCAAGCAGACACAAACTCAGACATATCAGCAGAAACATCAATCCACAAAAACTTGTCTTTGAAGTAAGTAGCTTCATAAGACAACTGGTCATTGTGCTTGATAGCACATAGATACCAACCTTCCTCAACTGGAGTTCCTGTGTGCCAGTACTCCTCTTGTCTGACTTTCTGCTTGATGGTTTGAATCTTTCTAGTCATATTTCTCCCTCAAGATACTTCTTGA